CTGGACGCGATGGTTGTGGATGTATGCGCTACTCCTCCAGTGTAAGTAGCTACCGTATTGCCTTCGGAGTATGTAAATATGTTCGAGGTACTTGACCGCTTAATTAGGGGGTTCCACGTTGCGTGGTTTTTGGAGGGATTGTCTTCGCGAATGTCCGCCGCAACTATGTTGTTCGCAGCAAAATCATTAGAGTTCGATGTGCTATCCTCCCCGATGACAGATGTGTTTTCAAAAAGAAGATGGAATCCGTTTGTGCCGAATGATCCAGTGTATTCTTTGGGCTTGTAGCCTCCGTAGCCATTAGACTCTATGAAATCTGTGGGGGACTTTGCTTCGCCTTCAATGAAATAAATGTCTGCAAGATAACCATCAAAGTCGTATGCCCCAGTAGTCCACCGCCCGAATGTAACAGTGCCAAGAGCGGAACTTGTCCTTGGTGTAGAAAAGCTGTTGCTGGTTACTTGAACCCCGTTAACGTAGAAGGTAGCCGTTCCGGACGTAGTGACCATCGTGAGATGAAACCACGCGGAAGGGTCGCGGAACACTTCGGTAGAGGTATTGGTCGAGCCGTTCCAGTAGTACAGGGAGTTTGTTCCAGTGTAAAACGCCAGACCCTTACTGCTGCCAAAGTTAAATAGATATTGATATCCAGTAAAACCGCTGCGCTTCACCCACATTGCCATCGTCCACGTTGTATCGGTGGAACCCGTAGCACGTTGAAGATAGGAATTAGAAGCGGGGTCAAACCGCAGCGAACGTGTCACAGGGTCGGCTGGGGTTGAGTCAGCCGCTGCACTCCCTGCTGGTAATATGAGGTTAGCTCCCATTCGATTAGCTCACGTTCAGTTGTCGCCCCACTTCAAGCATTGAGGTTCCGTCTGATCTAAATGTAATTATGCTTTTGGCGTTGGCAGTTGCAGTTATTGTAGGAGGCAATCCCCCAGCCCACTTAAACGCTGATGAATCCCATCCCGCCGTGTAGTTGCCCGTACCATCCTGAATAAGAGTGATTGAGTAAAACCCGCCGTCCTGCATATTTGTTGGGGCGTCAAAGATCGTGCTTGCTATAAGGGTAAGCTGGCAGACTTGATTAGTGCTTAAATCCCAATCCTGCGTAGCATCGAAAGTCAGCGCAGTGCTGTTGAAGTTCTGGGCGGCAGTCCATTCCGTTGCTGTGTCAGTCTTGCCGTAGCCTGTTACGGTTTTATTAGAGAGAGTCTGGGTAGCAGCCGTGCCGACAATCTCCTGATCAGTACCCGCAGGAAGGGTGAGCGTGTTGGTTACAGCAGCAGAATGCGGTTGAGCAATAATAGTCTGCCCGTGACTGTTTGATTCGCAGTTCAGTTTAATTGCGCCAGCATTCGTGTTGCCCTTAAACACCGTTGCACCTGTGCCATCTGGAGCAATCACGATGTTGCCGTCGGTAGTGCTGGTGTTTACTTCGTTAGCACCAACATCTAAATTGCCACCTAACTGCGGCGTAGCGTCCTCCGAGACGTTAGCAATCTTTGCGTTCCACGTTGACGCGCTGGCAACGTAACTGTCAGCAATCGCTGCACCCTGCCACGTTCCTGTTGCCACAGTTCCTAAAGTCGTAACATTTGCGGTTCCTACCCAAGTAGACAGTGCAGTGTTTTCTACATTGCCTAGGCCAACATCAGACGCAGAAGTGTTAACATTAAGCAAAGTAGTAATGCTAGTAAGCCCAGTACCGCCGTTTGCAGCCGGAAGCGTTCCTGTTACGTCATTAGCTAAATCAATCTGATTACGAGTAATTACTTGAGTGGCTGCATCTATCGTAATGTAGTCTGGGGTTCCCGATAAACTAACATTTGTTGAGTTGTCTGTTCCAACGGGGTCAACGCTTAAAGCTGTCCTAGCCGCACTGGCAGTAGTTCCCCCTGTGCCTCCGTCACCTATGGCTAGAGTTCCCGTAATACTCGATGCCGCTAAGTCAACCGCCACTTTAGAAGACTCAATGACCAAGCCTCCGTTAGCCTTTAGGTCAGCAGAAACTGTAGCAGTGTAATCGCCAGACCCTGTGTTGGACTGCGAAATAGTAAGTCCATCGCCAGCGGTTATATCAACGCCAGTTATGTCACCGCCGCTAGTGCCAGATGCGGTTGACTCAATAGTAATGTCGTTAGTGTTTTCAGTTAGGGTAATGTTTGCCCCAGCCTTAATCTTCTTAAACTCTAAATCTACACTGCTTTTCTGCTTGAAGATTCCGAACTCAGTGCCGCTTCCAGAGCCAACATTGCTTGCAGTGTTAACTTCCCCGCCGCCGCCAGCCGTACCGTTAGCCGCTGTTGTTATGCGCCCCTGCGCGTCTACGGTAATGTCAGCGTTAGTATAACTTCCCGCACTAACATTTGTGTCAGCGATCTTTGCCGCAGTCACCGCATCATTAGCAATCTTTGCGGAGGTTATTATGTTGTCAGCTATAAGGTTATCAACGGTAATCTTCTTAGTCTCACCAGAAGACGTTACCGACTGATCGCTAACGTCCACAATCGGCAACACATCATTAGATGCTGCCGATGTTAACTCACTTAAATTGGTAATCGTCTTCTTGCCAGCCATTTAAAACCCCCAAGCTTTTTTAATCTGTTTTGTACTAAACTGCGATTTACGCAAAAAACTTGAGCCTTCTGTTTGCTCAAGCTTGTGGTAGCCCTGCTTAACTTGTTCCGCAGGTGTCGGAATGTTGACCAAGCTCCCAATGGAGAAGCCCTCATTCACAATCGACCTCTTGTATTTTTTGCCGCCGATGTCAACCGAGTCTGTTCCACGTGGAACAACCTTCTCGATTACGTCACCCTCTTCCGAAACAAAAGAGTAAATAGGCATTAGTAACCTTCTTCTTCGTCTGCTTTTTCAGCAGCAGCAAGAAGCTCTGCTCCCTCTACTTCCTCACCAACCTCTTCTTCGGGAGCGTCAGGAGCAGACTCGACATATTCGATAGGCTGTCCGCCAGCGGTTTTAAGCTCTACATGAACTTCTTCGCCCTCAACAGCCATTACCTCACCCTCGACAACGCCGAGTGCCACAGTATCTCCAGCCTCTGGGCCAACGCCCTCGCCGGAATCAGTTTCTTCGGACAAAGCCGACAATGGAATCTTAATCATTTTAATAAAGTGCGGGTGGCGCAGTTTCCCACGCCACCCGCTTTGATAATTACTACGCAACGGAAGCGGTTTTGCTTCGCATCACAATGTAATGGTTTGGGTTCAAACGCAAGGTAGACCAGAAGGTTTTGAAACCGACATTGGTCACTTGATTCAACGGATCGCTCTTATCAGCTTCGTCGGTGATAATCACCTTCGGGCTGAACGGAGACTGCGTACCCAGATCAGGCACACCGTAGGCTTGTTGGCCGAGGAACAAGGAAGCGTGAACGTCCTTGCCAGCAGCCAAACCGCCACCACCGGAGTTATCGTAGTCGAAGCGATCATCATCCTCAGAATTAGCAATACCGCTAATGAACGGGTTGGTGGTCATCACGAACTTAGCACCGTACAACGAGCCAACTTCACCCTTATAGAGTTCGCTAACATTGCTGTACTGGGCGGCATTCAACCACTCATTGATCTTCATCAGATCGCTTAGAACTTGCGGAGAAGCAACACACACATAATGACCGCCAGAGACGGGGTTAGCGCGGTTTACTTTCAGCTTAGTTACGGCGTCGAGGATTGCGCCAGCGTCGAGCGTGTTGCCCGAAGTGGTAGCCTCAAACGTGTCGTAGTCAGTCCCGCCATCAGCGTACATCTCAGTAAGAGTGTCAGTGTTGTCGAGAGCATTTCCATCACCATTCTCCTTAGCGTTACCTGCAGCGTTAGAACCAACAAGCACGTTGCGCGTGATGGTATCCAGATCAAGAGCAGCGTCTTCACCGCAGGTCTTGATGCTTTGTTGCAAGCTGTTGAACAGGTCGGTAGCAGTCAGGATGTCCGTTAGCTTAACGACTTGCCCACGCTGAGTGAGGGCTTTCTCGATCTTCGAGAGCGTCAGTGATCGGGTGACTTCTGTGCCGCTATCGTTAGGCTTAACTCCTTCAGCCAAATCTCTAATAGAGGCAGTCGAAGGTGAGCCGTAGCGAAACATAGTGATAGCTTTGTGACCTGCTTTCGCGGGTAACGGAGCTTTTTCACCGAATTGATCCAACACAAGTGCCTCAACAGCGTAGGACAGCAATTTCTTGCTGAAGAAGTTTTGGTACTGGTTGGAAAGAGTAGAGCTAGTATTTGTAGCCATAATGTTATTCCTAAGTTACTAGTCCATAAAGCAGTTATTAGCCTCGGCTATCGTGTTCCAAAGCAGCGTGGAGAAGCGCAGTAGACTGCTCATCATCTGATAATTCATCAAATGATCGCGTTCCACCGACCTTCTCGTTTGTATAACCGCCATTCACGGACAATTTTTTTTCCAGTTTAGTTAGTTTTTCAGTAAGTTCTTTAACTTCAGATTGGCTCGAATCAGCAGATTCAGCTTTCATTTGCCATTGAGCAATTTGAACTGCGTGTCGCAGCCCCTTACCCTCTGGTAAATAAACCAAATCAGGATATTCCCGTAAGAGTCCGTTGGCTTTTTGAGTAAGGTCAGCATCTTTATTATCAAGCTCTGGGTGTTTAGCGCGTAATTCGTTATACGCGCCCTGCCAGTCTTCCTGATGTTTCTTGCTAATCTCCTCTGCTTGCAGGTCGTTTACTGTTTCATTGCCTTTTTCACGAAGCTTCTTAGCTTCCTTCTTAGCAATCTTAGCATCTTCCCGCTCGCCGTTATCGTCAGCTTCTTCTGCGATTTTATCCCAGTCATCAGCCGACAAGCCATCTTCATCCCTGTAAGCGTTGCCTTCTTGAACTTTAACCTTTAGCTTCTCGATTTCTTTTCGAGACTCATCAAGCCTTTCGCGCTCGGCCTTAACCTCCTCCTTCGCAGCATTTATTTCCTGCCACGAACGAGATTTGCGCTCCTCGTTCTTAGCCCACTTACTCTTTTTGGGTTGCTCCTTAGCTTCAGGAGCCTCGCCCTCTGTCAATGAACTTACCTGTTCGTTAGCGTCCTGCCCTTCAGATTGCGGTTCCGCATCTGCCGGAGCTTCTGTCGCCATTTCCTCGCCCCCTTCTGAGACTTCCGCCTCAGTTTCTTGACCGCTTTCAGGCTCCGCTTCCGGTTCCTGTCCGAGGTCGAATTGGGGTTCGGGTTCCCCCGCAGATAATGAGTTGTCATACTCAGTAGCTGCGGCCAACATTTGCTCGGCGGTTACTTCGCCGTTTTCTTCTGGCATTTTGCTCTTCCAATTAGTGCTATCCTCGCCCGATCAGCGCACTAAACCGATCAGCCGTTACTGTGGAGCCTTCACTCATCGAATACTCGGCTCCAAGTGTATCCGATGTAAATTCTTCCGGCTCTTCGACATCTTCTGCAAGAGCTTCAACCGTGTGAACAGCCGTGCGAATACCATTCGCAAAACCAGCATTAAATTCAAGTTCTTTTTTACTGGACACCGCTTGCTGGTTTTGCTTGAGAACCATATTAAGCAGCACCATTCGGAACCGCTTGCCCTCGTTAGACACAAGAAACTTCCGTAAAGTTAATGACTCTTGCGCCGTCCACTCTGGCTCTCCAATCCACGGGATATGCTTAGATAGACGCCACGCAATAGATATAAACTTTAAAAATCTCATTACCACTTTTTGCACGACCAATATCGTGCGGACATCTTATCGGTTGCTGTGTCACACTTATGTCGTGCGCGAAAACTTTTACGCCTAGCAGGGTCGCTCTTCTTGATAGTCATGTTGGCATCGCCAAACCGTATGATCTTTTCTTTGCCATCCTTACATGCTTTAACTACAAACTTCTTCCCACCCTGAACCTGCCTTTTAGGCGAGTTGCATTTCATCTTAGATTTATCAATAGCCATTACACTGCTGCCTGTTGAGGTTGCATTTGTTGCATAATCTGTTGAGCCTGCGCTGCTTGCTGGTCTTCTTCAGAAGGAATCATTCCAGTCTGTCGCAAGTAATCTTCCACATCTGCTCGCATTGAGCGAGCATTGTTAGTGTCCACCTGCTCGTAACCAGCAAGCAACTGATCCAGTCGCGCCATAATAGCTTGCTGGCCTTCAGGGCTAATCTGCAAGCCAGCCTGTCTGGCCTTTTCAAGGTACTGCATTAACACGCCAATCCGTGCTGGATGCTCGTTAACCTGCCCAGCAGGAATCATTTCCCCGATTAGCAGTGCAGGGAGAATCTGTTGCTCGTCTGTAACTTCACTAGCTGCTTTTTCGTTCGGGTCTTGAACCAGTCTGGGAATAAGGGAGGGGTCTTCTAGTTCGAGGATAGACTTGTCTAACTCCACCTGATTGATCCACGGCGAGTTCATAAACAACTGCTTACGCTGCACCGCTTTATTAAGCAGCATAGCTTTGCTAACCATATCCATCCCGCCCCGTGGCTCCAACTGATACTCGTCGTGCAGCGCAACAGGGTCAACTGTCAGGCTGTCCTCAAGAAATCTATACTGTAGACTTTTCTTATCAAACTGAAGGAGCACGTTCCACGACATGCGGAACAAGTCTCCCAAAGCTTGACGGAAGAGGCGCAGACGCAAATCCATATTCTGCTGCGCTTGAGCGTTAACAGATTCGATCTCAGTAGCAGTGCGGCGATCCCTGTCCGCCATTATTCCATAGTCGGGAACGGTAACTCGCTGCTCGGCTATAGACTGCGTCTGCTGAACCTCTTTATCAAAGTCCATTGGGGTGCTCGGCATTTGCACCGGAGCGATGCCAAAAGGCAGGATTTGGCCGGGGTTTAGCCTTAAATTAACACTATTCGGCAAGTCGCGCTCGGCTCGGAACAGCGGTTTGTTGAACAGCGTGAAGGCGTCCATCTTCTCGTTCCAGATTTTGCACATCGAAGCCTCGAAAGGTGCAAGCACTTCGCACACTCCGCGAGGCGAGTACCAGCCGCCGTCAGTAATCTCGTACTTAGTAACAGCAAAAGGAGGCTGACCGTGATCAAACGGAACCTCCATAGCGTCTCGCAACGGAATC